TATCGCCACGAAGGACTTCTTCACGATCGCCAACGGTTCAAGCACTGGCAGCATTACCTTCCAGCACGGTTCAACCGGTGGCAACATCGTGACCTTTACCACCGCTCAGTCGGACATCGGCAGCCCGACCTACTCTGATCAGGACGGCATCCAGATGCTGAACCTGCCCTATCTGGCCATCCCGACCAGTGCAGGCAATGATGAGCTGAGCCTCGCTTTCACCTAAGGATCCCTGCATGGCGTTTGTTCTCAAGCAGTCCGACACCTACATCTGGCCGGTCACCGTCGAGATCCCAATCGACGGCGGTCGGTTTGATCGGCAGACGTTTGATGCTGAGTTCAAACGCCTCCCACAGGCGCGAAACAACGCGATCATTCAAGCTGCGCGCGCTGAGACAACCACCGATCAAGAGGTGGCTGAGGAAGTGCTGGTGGGTTGGAAGGGCATCACGGACGACGACGGCAAGGATGTGCCGTTCAGCGAGACTGCCAAGGTGCAACTCCTCGACGTACCCGGCGTCTCTGCCGCACTGGTCGAGGGTTACATCAACTCGCTCTTGGGAGCCAAGAGAAAAAACTGACGGAGGCCGCCGAGCACTGGGCCGGCGGCGGCGTGATTGATGAAACCGGCTCTGATGCTGCTGCTCTGGGGATTGTGATGCCCGAGCAGCGGCCTGAGAACTTCGAGGTGTGGGAGGAGAACTGGCCGGTGCTTGACCTGTTCCTCAGAGTGCAGACGCAATGGCGCACCGGCATGAACGGCCCGATCGGATTGGACTATGGGGCGGTGGCATGGGTTCTTAGACTGACTGCAGAGGAAGCCACTCACCGCGCCCTGCTGGAGGATCTGCAGATCATGGAAGGCGCAGTGCTGGCCTACATCGCAAAGCAGGGAGGCTGATCCATGGCGATGAACATGGATGCGATGCTGCGCATCCGGGCCGATGTAGATGGCCAGAACAAGATCGTCGCGCTAAACCGCGGCTTGCAGTCTGTCGGCACTACTGCCGCTGGGGTCACCACCGCTATGCGCGGCATGACAGGCGCCGCTGCCGGGCTGTCAGGTGCGCTGGGCACCCTCGCCCCGCTACTCAGCGCGGCGGGCTTGGTGGGCATGGTGAAGGGCACGCTGGACGCTGCTGACAACATGAACGATTTGGCGCAGTCCACGGGCGTGTCTGTTGAGGCTTTGAGCCGCTTCAACAAGGCCGCAGCGGTGAGCGGCACCAACCTTGAAGGCGTCAGCAAGGGCCTGGTCAAGCTGAATAAGGCGATGGTGGATGCCGCAACAGGCGGCAAGGCATCGTCTGCCACCTTCCAGGCACTTGGCATCAGCGTGAAGAACGCTGACGGCTCGCTGAAGTCGGCCGATCGCGTGATGCTGGAGGTGGCCAACCGCTTCAAGGCAATGCCTGACGGTGCGGCCAAGACGGCGCTAGCACTGCGGCTGTTTGGCAAATCCGGTGCAGAGCTGGTGCCGCTGCTCAACATGGGCGGCGATGCCATCGACAAGATGAGCACCAAGATGACCACAGCCTTCGCGCAGAAGGCGGATGAATACAACGACAAGCTGGCCGTGCTTGGCGGCAAGGTGCGCGCGCTTGGAATGGATCTGACCATCGCGCTACTTCCTGCGCTGGAGCAGATCACCGATGCATTCACGGTGGCAGTGACAGCGTTCAACCAAATGCCGGGACCGCTGAAGGCTGCAGCTGTGGGCGCTGCCACTCTGGCAATCGCGTGGGGGCCGCTGACCGGCCTGCTCGGCGGCAGCTTGAAGCTGTTCGCCTCTGTGGCCAACGGCCTCGAGATCCTGCGTTACCAGACGGCGCTGGCTGGCGGCGTGGTGCCGCTGCTGACCGGAAGCCTCCAAGGTCTAAGCGCGGCGATCCTTGCTATCCCCGGCTGGGGCTGGGCGTTGGCTGGCGTGGCTGCGCTGGGGCTGCTCGGCAAGGCGCTCTACGACAACAATGAGGGGTTTAGGAGCTGGGTTAACAACGTCGGCACGATCATCGCCAGCGACTTCCAGAACGCCATGAAGAACATGGTTGAGCTGGGCTCTGCTGCTGCTCGTCGTGTCAGCCAAGCGTGGGATTGGCTCAAGGGCATGACCAGCAACGCTGCAACGGCGATCGGCAACGCCTTCAGCGGGCCGTTCGGGTTTATCGCCAGTGCAGCCCAGCAGGTTTTTGGCACTGTGCAGCGGGCGATCGCGCAGCTGTGGAACTCCATCCCTGCCCCGATCCGCAAGGCTTTGGGTCAAGCCGGGCAGATGGCGATCAACGCCACCCCAGCCGGCTACCTCGCCAACGTCGGCATCCGCGCCTTCCAGATGGGGCCGCAGCAGACCGTCAACCGAGCCGGTAAGGGCATTTTGCAGGGCGGTGGCGGTGGTGGGTTCACCCCTGACCTGAGCGCGCTTGAGGGCGGCGCTGGTGGTGGCACCAAGAAGGCAAAAGATGCAGCGGACAAGGCGAGGCAAGCCCGCGAGGCGCTACTCGCATCGAAGAACGCGCTGGATCAAGCAAGGGCTGAGCTGGCGCTGGCACGTGAGCTGGACCCGATCAGAAAAATCGAGCTGGAGTATGAGGAGAAGCGCCGGGTGGTGCGCGCAGCTGCTTCTCAGGAGTTGAGCAAGGCGCTGACCATTGAGGAACAGGCAAACATTCAGCGCACCCGCGCGATCGACCTGCAGCGCATCGGCGTGGAGGAAACCAGCGCGCTGAAGGAGAAGTACAAAGAACTGGGCGACGCAGCCTATGAGGCTGCAATGAAGACAGCGGAATGGAGCACTGCAACAGAGCTAGCCGGCGGCGCTTTGCTGGGCCTCCGCGACGGCATTAGCTCCTATCTGGAAGGCATCGGCAGCCTGAGCGAGAACATCAGCAACATCGCGCTGAACGCTTTCAAGGGGCTGGAGGATGCGATCGTGAGCCTGACGATGACGGGCAAGTTCAACTTTAAGGACTTCGCGCTGTCGGTAATTGAGGATCTGACCCGGATGGTGACGCGGATGCTGATCATTGCGCCAATCCTGCAGTTCATCCAAAGCCTGATTCCAGGCGGTGGTGCGCTCAGTGGCACCAAGGCGCTATCAACCACCAAGCTGGTTCCTGGTGGCATCTTTGCCAACGGCGGCACCTTCGCGAACGGCATCCAGCCGTTCGCCTCTGGTGGCATCGTCAACAGCCCGACGCTGTTCAAGTTCGCCAACGGCGGTGCAATGCGGAACGGTCTCATGGGTGAGGCTGGCCCTGAGGCGATCATCCCCTTGAAGCGTGGTCGTGATGGCAAGCTCGGCGTGGCAGGTGGTGGCGGCACCAGCGTGGTGGTCAACGTGGACGCCAAGGGCACCAGCGTGCAGGGCAGCAACTCTGATGGTGCCCAGCTGGGGCGTGCCATTGCAGCTGCAGTGCAGGCAGAATTGGTGAAGCAGAAACGGCCCGGCGGCCTCTTGGCGGCGTAAACCATGGCAGCCACAACATTCACTTGGACCCCTAGCTATCCGGCCACACAGGTCAGCCAGCCGAATGTGCGCACCGTCAAGTTTGGCGACGGTTACGAGCAGCGCATCCGCTATGGCCTGCGCACTGATTTCAAGGTTTGGAATCTCAGCTTTGATAACCGCGACGACGCCGAGCGCGCGTTGATCCTGACGTTTTTGACGGATCGCGGCGGTGTCGAGCAGTTCAACTGGACAACGCCACACGGCGGCACCAGCGCGTTCGTCTGCAGTGAGTGGACCAGCGAGCACGCTGGCTGCAATAACAACAACATCAGGGCAACCTTTCGCCAAGTGATTGACCTATGACGATGTTTGAGGAGCTGATCAGCAGCTCACCCTTCGCCGTCATCGAGCTGTTTGAGCTGGTGTTGCGGCAAGAGATCCACGGCACCAACGAGACCTACAGGTTTCACAACGGCAGCAACGGCAATATCACCGCCACAGGCGACATCATCTGGCGCGGCAACCCCTATGTGGCGTTGCCTGTGCAGACCGAGGGCTTTGAGTACAACGGCAACGGTCAGCTGCCGCGGCCGCGGCTGAAGGTGGCCAACCTGCTCGGCACGGTGTCCGCCATCTTGGTGACGGTCAACAACACCACGCCAGGCAATGATTTGACGGGTGCGCTGTTCCGGCGTATCCGCACGCTCAGCCGCTTCATCGATCCGGTCAACTTCCCGAACAGCATCAACCCATACGGGCTGCCGACACTGGATGAGATGCCACAGGAGATCTACTACGTGGATCGCAAGGTGGCCGAGACCCGCGACTACGTGGAGTTCGAGCTGGCGGCTGCGTTTGATCTCGCAGGTGTTCGCGCGCCAAAGCGGCAGGCGATCGCCAACATCTGCCAATGGCAGTACCGCAGCCCTGAGTGCGGCTACACGGGCACCAACTATTTCGACGAAAACGATCGCCCGGTAACGCTGGTGCCGGCGGCTAACTTGGCATCTGGCCTGTCGCAGGTGACAGCCGGTCAGATCGTATTTCAGGGGTACAGCAGCGGCACGCGACTGGTTTCCAGCAATCTCTGGTACGAATCTTTCATCGATGGCGCTGGCATCTTGGTGATCAAGGCCAAGAACGGCAACACTGTGTGGTCGATCGGGTCTGCGCAGTATCCGGCCGATCGTTACACGGTCACAGGAGATGGCAACTTCGAGCTGTCGCTCGGCTTCACCGGCCTGCGCTTTCAGAGCAACACCGCGCGGCTAGGTGATCCAAACTCGATCACTTTCAACCTTGCCTATTTCCCAAACAACACGCCGGATCCAAGCGCTGCATGGGAGCCGTTTCCAGAGAAGCGTGATCAGTCCGGCAACCTGATCCGCAATGGCTATGTCGGCCACCGGCTTGCGTTCTTCCACGAAATTATGGGCTCGGCTCAGTCGCAGCAAGGCGTTACAAAAACTGAGACCTATCAGTTCACCTTCAACGGTAAGGATCTGACGTTGCGGTTCACTGCAGTCTCGACGCAGCTACCTGCTGGCCACTGGAGCGGGCAAAGCTGGGGGTGGCAAGACTCAGCAACCAGCACCTATCCAACGGCGACGATCACATCGAGCACTGGTCTGTTCAAGCAAAACGAAGTATTCAGCGCCACGGTGCAGCTCGGCAGCACCAACCCCTTCCGCAATCCGCCCTATGGCGTGATGGGATCAGTGACTGGCAGCTTCAGGATCACCAGCACGTCGGGCTACAGCGCCAACTATCTGCGCCTCACAAACCAAGGCCAACTGACGCTCTACAACGCCGCCAACACGGTGCTGTGGCAGAGCAGCTACAGCAGCACAGCGGAGCCCAGCACCTCGATCGCGGCAAACAAGTCGCTGGATGTTTGCGGTAAACGGCTGAGCAGCTGCAAAGCACGCTTTGGTCAGAATGCACAGCTGCCTTTCGGCAGCTTCCCCGGCGTTGGTGGGTTCGTCTGATGAAGGACTGGCAGCGCGACGCATTGCAGCACGCCATCGCAGAAGCGCCGCGAGAGGCTTGCGGTCTGGTGGTGGTGGTCAAGGGGCGCGAACGTTATTGGCCGTGCCGCAACCTGGCAGACACACCGGCTGATTTCTTCGTGCTGTCGCCTGATGACTACGCCGCAGCTGAAGATGCAGGCGAGATCACCGCAGTGTTTCACAGCCACCCGAGCACACCAGCTGAGCCGAGCGAGGCTGATCGACTGGCCTGTGAGCACAGCGGCCTGCAGTGGTTCATCGTCAACCCCGGCACGATGGTTTGGGGTGAGTGCAGGCCAGAGGGCTACAAGGCGCCGATCATTGGCCGGCAGTGGGTGTGGGGCATCAGCGACTGCTGGACGCTTGCGCGTGACTGGTACGCCGAGACATGGGGCCTGCAGCTGCGCGATTGGCAGCGTCCGTTGAGCATGGAGCAGTTCAACGCTTCGCCCATGTTCGATGCCTGCTGGCAGGAAACTGGCTTCGTTGAGGTGAATCAATCCGACCTGCAGCCTGGTGACCTGCTGCTGATGTCACTCGATGGCTGCCGCGGCCTGAATCATTGCGCTGTCTACGTTGGCGAGCAGATGATCCTTCACCACATCAGGGGCCGGCTCAGCTCCCGCGACCTGTTTGGTGGCTACTATCAGAAGAACACGGGGCGAGCGCTCCGCCACTCCAGCAGGTGACGCGAATGCTGCGAGTCATCAAGGTCTACGGCAGCTTGGCGAAGTTCTTGGGGCAGCGCAGCTTTGAGGCGGCCGTGCGCACACCGGCTGAAGCTGTGCGCTTCTTGGTTGCCAACTTCCCTGGCGTTGAGTCGCACATGAGCGAGCGCCACTACAAAGTGAGCGTGGGGCGGCACGAGCTAACGGCAGGCGATCAGCCTGAGCAGCTGCACTATCCCGCTGGTGACCTTGAACCGATCAGGATCGTGCCAGTGCTGGCCGGCGCTGGTGCTATTGGCCGCATCATTGCAGGTGTTGCGCTGGTGGCTGCTGCAATCTTCATCCCCGGCCTTGGCCTTGGCCTGGCCGGTGCAACGGTCACGCAGATCGGCGTGCTGGGTGGCGCGTTGATCTTGGGCGGCATCGCCCAGCTGATCACGCCGGTGCCGCAGATCGGTGGGGGCAAGGACAGCGACAAGGATCCTCGCAAGTCCTACAGCTTCTCCGGCATCCAGAACGTAAGCCGCCAAGGCATTCCGGTGCCGATTGTCTACGGCGAAACGCTGATCGGCAGCATCGTGGTGTCGGCCGGTATCAACACTGAGAAGGTGCCGATCTGATGTCTGACGAACTGATCCGCGGCGCAGGCGGCGCAGGCGGCGGCAAAGGTGGCTCCGGCGGTGGCTCAGGCCCCAGCGTCGAGAAGGACAACCTGGAATCAGAGCAGACTGCACGGATTATCGACGTGCTCAGCGAGGGCGAGATCGAGGGCTTTCCTTCGGCTCGTGCTTACGCTCGCGGCAGCACGGAATACAATCGCGCGCTGCTGAAAGACATCTACTTCAACAACACGCCGCTGGTCAGGGCGGATGCAGACGCTACGGCGCCACTGACGAAGGAAGACTACAACTTCAAGAGCTTCATCGTTGAGCCGCGTTACGGCACACAAAACCAGTCTTACGTTCCGATCAGTGATTCAATTCAGCAAGAAGAAGAAGTCAACGTCAAGGTAACCAAAAACCAACCAGTCACGCGCACGATCACAGATCCGAATGTCAACGGCGTGCGTGTCACCATCTCAGTGCCGCAGCTGCAGGTCTACCAAGAAGACGGCGACATCCGCGGCCGCTCGGTGAGGTTCCGGATCTTGGTGTCTTACAACGGCGGCCCGTACATCAATCCGTTTGGCCAGCTGTTGAAGATCGAAGGCCGCACGGTTGACCTGTATCAAGAGCGCTACCGCGTGGATCTAACGCAGCCGCCACCGGTGTCGATCCGCGTCGAGCGCATCACAGACGACGCACCACAGGCCGGCAAGGAAACGATTGTCGATGAGATCTACTGGGCAAGCTACACCGAACTGATCTACGCCAAGCTGGCGTATCCAAATACTGCGCATGTCGGCATTCAGATTGATGCCAAGCAGTTCAGCAGCATCCCGCAGCGCTCCTATCGCGTGCGTGGCATCAAGGTGCGCATTCCCAGCAATGCCACCGTCAACTCCGCAGATGGCAGCATCACCTATAGCGGTGTCTGGAACGGTAATTTCAAGGCCGCTGAATGGTGTTCAGATCCGGCGTGGATCCTGTGGGATCTGCTGACTTCTACCCGTTACGGCTTTGGGGATCACATCCTCACGAGCCAAGAGAGACAGAGCTTCAGCGGTGACGCCAGCAGGCTGGACAAGTGGACGTTCTACAGCGCCAGCCAATACTGCAACGCCCGCGTCGATTCCGGCCTGCGCGACACCAGCGGCAACCCAATCCTTGAGCCGCGCTTCTCCTGCAATGTCAACATCCAGACGCAAGAAGAGGCGTACAAGCTGATCAATGACATGTGCTCGGTGTTCCGAGCGATGCCATTCTGGAGTTCAGGCGCGCTCACGATCGCGCAGGATCGCCCGGCTGATCCGTCCTACATCTTCAACCAGTCCAGCGTCACAGAAGAAGGCTTCACCTACAGCGGCAGCAGCATCAAGACACGCCACACCGTTGCGGTGGTGTCCTACCTCGATCTCGAGCTGCGTGACATCGCCTACGAGGTGGTTGAGGACGCGACAGGCATCACCAAGTTCGGCGTGGTCAAGACTGAGGTGTCAGCCTTTGCCTGCACCAGCCGCGGCCAAGCGCGGCGCATCGGTGAATGGCTGCTCTACTCCGAGCAGAACGAGACCGAGGTGGTCAGCTTTACCGCTGATCTGCCATCTGG